CCCGAAGTTGCCCAAAAGTATTTGGACGAGATTCGTGGAATTCTGAATAGGGGAAAAGATGCTTCGTTGGAAACTAATAATGGAGAGGTGGCATCTGACCTATGAGGATATTGCGATTTGTAGGATGGTTATTCAAGTGGCGACGCAGACGAGCGGAAAAGTATGCCCTGCTTGCATGGACTCCATCGCGGATGCGAGACTTCAATGGCTAAACCTCGACCTAATCGAGTTGATGACGATACCCGATTTGGAGTCTTAGCCCGAGCATATTATCGATGCGAAAAATGCGGAGATGATTTTCTTTGGGGGGTTTCAGTTCATCACCGTCGTCCTCGAATGATGGGCGGGTCAAAAAATCTTGAACTTCATAAGTCAGCGAATTTAATTGCTTTATGTGGTTCAGGAACTACTGGATGTCATGGCTGGGTTGAGTCCAACAGAGCCGAGGCAAGACAACTGGGATACCTGATTCAGAAAGTTGAATCGGCTGAGTTGATTCCATTCAAAGATGATGCAGGAGTTTGGTGGAATATCTATAACGACGGCACTAAAAAGCGACTTGACACGAATGGAGGAGTCTTTGATGCTTAAGCCATGTATTGCTTATGTTACGCAGACGACGCCGAACAGGTCATTTATCGTCTTGAGTTCGAACAGCGTCCTTGGACGACCAACGCCGAACGCGCTGGGAACCGATGGGAACGAGCCACGCTTACAAAGACTTGGCGCACCGCTTTTGAACTTTTGGCTAAAAATGAGAAGATACCTCCTATGGAGTGGGTCAGCGTCACAGTTGAGCCTCATCAGAAGGGCGGACGCTTACAGGATGTAGGGGCGTGTAACCCAGCGGTAAAAGCGGCTATCGACGGATTAGTAGACGCGGGAATTCTTCCCGATGATTCTTCAAAGTTCGTTCGCTCGTTGATTTTCTTACCGCCTGTTAATGATAAGAACTCATTAGTTCTTTACATACGAGGAGCAAGCAAAGAGAGGATTACAAGATGAACACAGAAGTTTTTTGGACAGCGATGGCGCTCGCTTTTGCTGGACTAATTATTACCCCGTTTTATTTAGCAATGTACTTAGCAACAGTAAAAGCAAGAGCAAAGATTGATTTGGAGTTCGTTGCAACGGCAAATCATATTCATAAGAAAGTCCAATTTGATGAAGCAGTCGAACGCCTGTTCGAAGAGGGAGTAGCAGAATGACAACGGTAATGGAAGCAACAGAGTTAGACGGCAAAGGTCTTGATGAAGTTAAGATTCTTACTGACGCTATTCGCACACACCAGTCACAGATTCAGGACTTGGGTAAGCGACGCAAACAGTTGATTCTTCGACTTCGTAAGCAACGCATCACCTATCGCGAGATTGCTGAAGCAATGGGTGTATCAGAGCAGTTGATTTACAAAATCATCCGCAACGATATTTCAAGAGAACCTGAGTTCGATGCTCAAGGAAATCTTGTTCGTAGACGAGGACGCCCAGCGAAGCCTCTTGCATAATGAAGTTCATTGAACTTTTTGCAGGTATTGGTGCCTTCCGCTTAGGACTTGAAAACACAGGTCATGAGTGTGTGTGGGCAAACGAATGGTTAGAGAGACCGAGGAAAATCTATGCCCGAAATTTCGGAGAACAACCCGATGGAAGAGACATTCGAGATGTTTCCGCTGGAGACCTTCCTGACGCCGACCTCCTCGTTGGAGGATTCCCTTGTGCAACTTTTTCAGTTGCAGGAAAGCGAACTGGATTCTCCTTGGATGACACCCGAGGGACGCTCGCTTTTGAAATGTTTAGACTCGCTCGCGACAAAGGGATACCGTACCTCCTCTTTGAGAATGTCAAAGGACTCCTTAACCATGACGGAGGACGCACATTCGAAATCATCCTCGAAGTCTTGGATGGCATGGGGTATGACTGTCAATGGGAATTGCTTGACAGCCAAAATTTCGGAGTCCCACAGCACCGAGAAAGGGTATTCCTTATCGGACATCTTAGAGGAAACCCCCGACCAAAAGTATTTCCTATCGGAGCAACAGGTTCAGGCAATGATGGCGCGTACAAAGAAAAACAAGGAGGAAGGCAGGGGTTTTTCTCCGACATTTCTCCGACCATCGACGCCCACTACTACAAAGGAGGAAATGCAAGACAATATGTTGTTGAGCAGTTCATCCGACGAGACAACTCAATAAGAACTTTTGAGAATGTTGCACCAACACTTCTTGCACATATGGGAACAGGTGGAGGCAATGTGCCTTTTGTTCGTCCAGTTCTTGATGTTGCTCGAGTAAACAAATCACCAAATGGTCGCATGATTAAAGATGATGGCGACCCTATGTACACAATCACAGCGCAAGACCGTCACGGAGTTCAAATTGGGGATGAGGACGGCTTTGCTATTAGAAAACTAACTCCCATGGAGTGTGAAAGACTTCAAGGATTTCCCGATGGATGGACGGAATTCTATGACGATGGAAAACGAGTCACCGACTCCGAAAGATACGAACGATGCGGACGAACAATTACAATCCCAGTTGTGGAAGCAATTGGTAGGAGACTACATGAGTTCTACTAAATTCTCGTTTGACACGATTGAAAACTTTGATGACCACATCTCACAATCAATCCCAAACTATCACTTGCTTTCAGATGCTATCTGTGACCTGAGTACATTCTTTCTACAAAAGGACACACAGGTAGTTGATTTGGGTTGCTCAACAGGAAAACTCTTAGAGCGTATCCCATTCGAGGGCGACAAGATTGGCATTGATGTATCGGCAAACCTTTTGCCTAACTCGCATGACAATGTTGCCTACATTCAAAAAGACTTGAGAGCGTTCAAAAACTTTGGTCACTCTTCACTCATACTCTCACTCTTTACTTTACAGTTTCTCCCGCATGAGGATAGACCCGCAATCTTGGAAACTGTTTATGAGTCCCTTACCGAAGGCGGAGCCTTTATATGGGCTGAGAAGGTTCAAGAGGAATCAGGCGAACTCGAGCAGATTCAAACAATGGCTTATTACGACTTCAAGCGCAAAGCATTTAGCGCTGACCAAATCTTGAATAAAGAGCGAGACATCCGTTCCATGATGAAACCGAACACTTCATTTAGAAATCAGATTATGGCTGAGAACGCTGGCTTCACAGTAGGCACGATGTTTTGGAAATTCTTTAACTTTGAAGCATGGTTGTATATCAAGTGAAATCTAATATCAAGGTAGGGCAGGTTGATTCAGTTGCTATTTCGTCGCTCGAGGGATACCCAACAAATCCGCGTCGTGGAGACATCGACGCAATTGCACAGTCACTTAAAGCGCACGGGCAATACCGCCCTATTGTCGTCCAGTACGGTACGAATTACATCCTTGCTGGCAATCACACCTACAAAGCGGCAAAAAAACTCGGTTGGAAAAAGATTAAGGTCACTTATATCGAGGTGGATGAGCAGACTGCTAGGAAAATAGTTCTAGCCGATAATCGCTTAACTGACCTAGCCTCATATAACGAACCACTTTTGAAGAATCTACTTCAAGCCTTGCCTGAGTTGGAAGGTACGGGATTTACTCAATCTGAGGTTGATACTTTAGATAGGCTGACAAGCGGTGAAGAGAAGAGTTCAATGGGCGACGGTAAGCCTTTACCTAGCGACCCTGAAGTAAAGATTAGCGCTTGGAAGTTCACCGTTGAGTTGGATGCTTACAAAGCGTGGAAAGAGCAGTTATACAGCGAGGCACCGACAAAACAAAAGGCAATCAAACTTATCAAGGAGCGCCTAGGATTTCCTGAGCGTAAGCCAGTTGAACCTGAACCTAACGGTGAGAGAATCGAGACCACGGCTGAGGATGTCGAAACAGTTGCCATCAACGAGGTCAAAGTTCACCCTCTGAACCCGCGTGAGGGCGATATAGGGGCAATCATCGACTCGCTGACATACATGGGTCAATATCGACCTATTGTGGCTAATAAGCGCACTAAGCACATAGTCTCGGGAAATCATACTTATCAAGGAGCAGTTCAATTAGGCTGGGAGAAGATAGCCGTCCATTGGATTGATGTTGATGATGTTGAGGAAATCAAGATTCTCATTGTGGACAATAGAACGAGCGACCTAGCAACTTATGACCCATCTGAGTTGAACAAACTCCTAACCTCAACCTCATTCAAAGGTACAGGGTTTACACCTGAAGAGGTAGCCGAGATTCTTGCTGGAGGAAAATCCAAGCCTGGGCATATCCCAGTAGGGCGGACGACTATCAAGGTTGGCGAACACTCGATGCGAGTTCACACCGAGGATTTGAATGAATGGGCAAACGCCGTCTATAACTGGAAAGATGTTGCTTTATTATTACAGTTACCAATCGAAGCGTGTACAACAGAGGTAGAATAAACCCATGGAGAAAAAGATAGGGCGATACTGGTTCTACTGGGGACGCAAAAGCGGATTCGGAATCGGATTTGATGTTAGTAAGTATGGCTGGTCAATCGACCTTGGATTTTGGTACATAGGGCAGGAGTTCTAGTGACAACAGCGGTAGCAAAGAAGAAGCCAACAGCAAAGCCAAAGAGCAATGCTGGACGCAAGACTGCACTCCTTGATGAGACAAGGGAGAAAACGCTACTTGATTACATCCGTATTGGAACACCTGTTCGAAAGGCTGTAACAGCATCGGGCGTATCTGAAAAGACTTTTTATAACTGGATGGCTCGAGGAAT